CCATCCTTGTGCATCTGGATTATGATCAGACTTGCGCGCAGCGTGTCTTGTATCGCCGATCCAGCCGTCCGAAGTTCTATCTCGACCGGGGAATGCATCATCAATCTGTTCACGCAGTTGGATTGCTGATTTGCTTAATCGCGGCTTCACAAGCTGCACACTCCCATCGCTTTAGATCGTTAAGTAATAATTCTGCATGATCGCAAGGTACTGGGGCAATGAATGCATCGTCGATTGGATCGTATGTGAATCCTACTGCTGCATAATTAAATCTGATCGAGCCAGAATAACTTGTCCGCTTACATACTTGGCTTCTAAAGTTTCCATACCAAGTCTCTGGATCTAAACCTTCAATTAACTCTGTTTCATCAATGCCGACAATAACTTCTGTGACGATGTTTGATTCATCTAAAAACGCGTAATGTGCCATTATGTCCAGCTCACATTTCCAGTACCAGCAGTGATTGTGGCTCTCTTAAAGCCACCACTAGCCGCTGATTCTGTACCAGTTAAACCTGCACCGATTGTAATTGTGCGAGTATCTGGATAACGTAAAATTACTACTCCAGAACCACCATTACCGCCGACAAGGTTAGTTGCATTTCCTCCACCGCCTCCGCCGCCAGTATTGGCAGTTCCAGGCGAACCATTTACTGAACCTGCGATGATGCCACCATTACCACCACCACCTGAACCGCCTAAACCTTGAGTACCACCATTTCTAAAACCACCACCGCCTCCGCCACCGTAAGTGACTGATGATCCAGTGATACTTGTTGCGACGCCATTACCACCATTTCTAGTGCCTGTTGTGCCATTCCAACTTGCTGCGCCGACTTGACCAGCACCACCACCGCCTCCGCCGCCATACGCGTCCGCAGCGTTGCCGCCTGCATAACCTTGATTTGTCGTAGGTGCGCCGCCATTGCCGCCGTCACCACCACCACCGCCTGAACCGCCTGTTAAGCCAGCAGTATCATCACCGCCACCGCCACCACCACCTGTTGAAGTAATAGTGTGAAAAATTGAGTTATTTCCGCTTGATGCACTATTGCCTGTTCCATCTGCGCCTCTAGCGCCACCAGCGCCGATGGTAACTGAGTAATTTGTAGATGGTAAAAGTGAAAGAGCAGTTTCTAAAGTGCCACCGCCACCAGTATTTGTAACTGTGCATCGCAAACCACCTGCACCACCACCACCAGTATAAGCTCCACCGCCACCGCCACCAGCAACGACTAGATAGTTGACTGTAAAATCAGGAGGAACTTGAATCCCACCATAAATTCCGACAATGTTGTTAAGCATTACCCAATAGCCCCTACGACGTACCAAGTGTCTGTGCCTGTCTTGATGCAGGCAGCGCTCTTATATTGAGCCAGGGTAGGCTGAGCCGCTACTGCGCCACCTGATAAAACTGTAGTCGTGCCAGAAGTCACTGCCGAAATAGTGCAAAGGCCAGCGCCGATGTTTAGGATGTTAAGAACTGTGCCAATAGGGAATGCTACTGAGGCATTAGTAGGAATCTTGTAAGCGATCGCCGTACCCTTGTTCATGATTTCTAGTACCTGATATGCATCGGCAATGACTGCCGTATAGTCGTTAGTCTGAGCTGCGCCTACAGTAAAGGCTACTAGGCCGTTGTAGTCGGCGGCCGTAAAGATGTCGCCTGTTGTCGCTGGAAAGCCTTCTGCCATGATTTTCTCCTAGTATCCCATTATGGATTGTCCGATTATACCGTAAGTCGATGATCCGATAATGAATCCTTCGACTATAGGCTCAAGTGTTGTAACTGTGCATTTCATACTGTTAGGGGTTATATCCCATGCCAAGCCCTGCACCTGCAAGGTCTTAACAATTGTCGAGCCGTCTGGCTGGACGTTGGTAATTTTGACATTATCAAAGTAATCAAGTCCGATCATTGTGTCAGTCGGTACTGCCGTATCTAATAGATCGACAGTCATGGCATCGATGCGGATGGTTGTTTCAGCTCTAGTTGCTACATAAATCTTGGCAATATCTAAGACTTGAGCATCAGTCTGAGGGATCATGTCTGTGACTGTTGTGCCATGAGGAAAATACCGAGCTGATGAATCAACGTTTACTGCAGTCTGTGCCGAACCACCAATTCGAGTCATGCTCGCCTGGTTAATGATCAGCTTGTCATCGAAGGCGTAACGAAGGTCTGAGTAAGGGATACCAGTAGTCTGATCAAACTCGATGGGCGCAGCAGCCAGGGAACCTACGACGTCATTACGATCCTTGAACTCAGCCGTTCCATCTGTACGGATAAAGAATGCGCCCTGCTCTGCGAACTCTGCCGCCTTAAGAGCTGCTAGAGATGATCGAGATGTTCCCGGATCGGCTTGAACTGTTGTCGATCCTGTATCAGTAATTCTCATCGATGTCGGGAATGAGACTTGATCTAAAATCTTGGTAATGCGAGTGCCAGTTGTCTGGCCTGCAGTTGCATCGGTAACTGTGGAGACGTTAGCCATCTGGAATAGACGGAATGCATCTGAGCAGACGATATCGACATAGCCGATCTCTTGACCTGTTGGATAGTAATACTTGTACGAATCAACATAGCCTGAAAATAGAAAGTGTTGAGTCGTGGCAGTAGTAGCTGCTACACGAATCTTGCGAAGTGGAGTCAGATAGCCAAAATAGGGACTAGACACGTTCTGAGGGTTAAAGTATGAGTCTGGGTCTAAAACTCGAACTGTGCAGTTACCAGTCTCGTAGGTATCGCGCATGATGTTACGGCCACGGCTGATCTTGATCGATCGAGTAACGCTACTGAGATCGACTACTGGATCAGGCACTTCCGTCGATGCGAACTGAGATATTCCGATAACGCCGTTGATAGGGTCGCCAATAGTAAACGGATAGCCGAAAGTAGCGCCTTGGCTAAAGTCGAACGATACCGAAATAGTGGCAGGAAGACTCATAGTGCAATAGCGCCCTTAGCGCCGAAGCGGTTGGTCGATGCGAATGTGCCAGATAGTGAATCATTTACTTGCTTCTGAGTGATTGCGCCAGTTACTACATCTCCATCAAGGTAAACCTCAACATTGACTGCCGCTTGGTTAGCGCTTTGGAATGAATTGACTGCTGCCATCAATTCCATCTGAGCATCCGAGAAGGTCGATGATGGAGCCACCGGGGCAGTTTGTAATTGTGCTACGGATACGCCCAAAGATGAAGCCGTGTAGTTGAGTAGTTCAGTAGGTAGCGTCCAGTTGCGATAAGGGTTGGGAGCTTCTGGGGTTGTTATCAATAATTGACGAAGATGATTCTGGCGCTCAGTTGCAGCTTGTAATTGATCCGATAACTGAGTGGCGAGGGTTGCGTTGCCTTCGAGGACGGATTTTTGTAATAGCAAAGATAGGCGATCTGTTTCGCTGATCTGACCCTTAAGGGCTGCTTCGATGCTGATCGCTTCTAGGTTAAGAGTCTTAGACGCCTTGTTGAGAGCATTTTGCTTTTTCTGTGTATCTAAGTTTTTCTTTTGTACTGACAGCAATTCTTTAGCGCGCTTCATGGCGTCAGATTCGACCTTTTTGCGTTGGGCTTCTTGCTTCTGCAAGGTGCTTATGCCTAGAACATTGGTACTTGTTAAAGGCTGAGCGTTACGGGCAGGGTCAAAGATAGCCCTTAAGCGTGGATCATCGCTACCTGTGGCCGATGGTAACAACTTGATAACTTGAATGAAGCGAGAGACTGAGCCAATGGCATTAGAAATACGCTGTGCAATTGAATCAATTTTATTAACGAAATCGGTTACATCCTTAGAGTCTGTCACGGTAATCAAAGCATCGATTAAGCCCTTGCCAATGGTCTCGCTGGCCTCGCTTGTTGCAACGGCAAGCAAGGACATCTGTCCTGCATAAGTCTGTAGTTGAGCCGAATTGGCTCCACCGAATAAAGTATTAAGACGAGCCTGAACATCTACATAACTGGATGTAGTCAATTCGGCCTGAGTCAGGCCTAAGTTGTATTTTCTAAGACCGCGAGTATTGCCTGTATAGGCTCGACCGATATCTTGTGCAACCGTAGAAACATCGATGCCAGTAGCGGCTGCTACATCTAAAGCCTGGTTGAGAATCTTTTGAGATTCTGTAACTGAGCCAGTAATCTGCAATAGTGCCTGCATCGATGGACGAAGCTCAGAATCTGTTACGCCAGATAAGCGAGATAACTTCTGGATATAGTCTTCGATGGCTGGAGCCTCGAAGGCTAAACCTAAATTCTTAACTGCCATTGCAAGGCGAGTAGCCTCGCGCTGATCTTCAATGAATGCGCTTGCTGCGTTCTTAGTAAACTTTAGAAGCTGCTGCGCTCCGAATACTGCTGCAAGGCTTTTACCTAATTTCTTAACGTTGTTATCAAGTGCGCTGACACTTTTGCTCGTGTCGCTAAATGCCTTTTTGCCTTTGTTTTCGACGACAATCGGAATCCGTAACTCAGCCATTATTACCTCTCGCGTTAAACTTAGCGGCGGCCTTTTCCAGGGCTCGGATCACTCCGACCTTAGCCTTGCCTTGATCTTGATCATAAGCCTTGAACATTGCACGGCCTTGCATCTTGTTACGGCCAGCGAATGAACCTTGGAATCTTGGTGAGAAGTTTCCTGTTATTCCAGACTTACGTCCGGCGGTCTCAACGATCGCACCTGCCGCCGTCTTATTGTGAATTGAGACAGATTGAGACCATCCCTGGCGGTTAGGCTTGGTAGGTGTGAGCTTATAGCCAATTCCTCGACGAGCCTCGGCGGCATCGTACATCGGGAACTTGGCAGTCTTTACTTCATGCTTTACGAATCCAGATGGAGCCTCAGCATTAGATGGAAGAAAACCTCTAGCCTTTTTTACAATTGGCTTAAGGAATCCGACCATCTCATCACGAGTCTCTTTATCCAGATCAGGCGAGAATTGCTTAAGAGCCTTGCGAAGCGCACTAGCGCCTTTTAGCTCTGTAGGCATCTGCCTGCTCCTTTGCTCTATCCTTCAGCGCTTTAAGTAGCATCTGAAGCATCGATGAATCTAAATCAATTAAAGATTGTGGAGGGAT